CCGGTGCGCAGTAAGTGAAAGTTAGCTAACTTTCTCGACACAGCAACATCAGACAGCAAAAGCGCCCAAGGGTCAATAGATATATTCAGCCCCGCTGTTGTCCACTGAAAGTAGTGTATCTTCACTGGGCGCTTGAGGAACGCGTATATGTCAGAGTAGATATCGCCAACCGTCATTGTCGGATTACTAACTACCACTCCCGTCTGTTGCACATCATCAGATGCATCATAGAACGTCACAACCTCACGCTCATCTGTCTGCACCTCATCACGTCCAGCACCAGTTCCCAACTGGTTGGACCTTCCAACTATCGGCTTCTCGATATTGGAGCTCACGTCTCCGACTCCATCGGCCGTCATTGCGATGGAGGACGTCTGGTTCGATATAATTGTTGGTTGAGCGTGAACCGCGCGCTGCAACCCTTGGGGGTTATTTTGGATAGAAATTCAGCATAGAAGCAAGCAGGTGAATTAGTCTGCTTGCAGAAAGTCCGCGCCGCCACGCGCCGATGCTCCCACTTGTGGAGCGGCTCAAGGTGTAGCTGTAATGTGTAATTAGGACCGTCTACACACCAGATCTTGCACCAGGGGATTGTCTCTCTGTGACAATCCGTAACAGGTTCGATGTTTAACGTCGTCGCCGACAGTGACCTGACTTTTCCAGTCGCCACTTGCCGCACTTAAGCGGCCAAGTCCCTAGACATAGTCAGTCACTAGGGTCCCATCAAGGTACTGTCGTGCTAGCTCATCAAAGCTGAACCACTTCCCATTCACAATCGATATGTCAATGCCAGCACCCTCCGCAAGCTTCTTCAAAGCTGGGACCCTATCGTCAAAAACCTCACGCCCATGAAAGAAATACTGTTTCTGAGCATCATAGATATTGCTAGCTTCGACGCCCTTCCTAGTCTCGTCCGGGGCTGAAGTAAACATGACACTCCTCGCTATAGAGTCCTCATCCAATGGGCATAATACGACACGTTTGCCAAACAACGTGGTCTCATAAAACCCTCTCTTCAAAAAGGTGATCTCACTATCGGGGGTAAACGGTAATAGCTCGTCACTCTTGGAAGCAGAGGTAATCTTGATGTTGTAATCAAGCAAGACCTCACGCATCCTTATTTGGGAAAACCATTCCATCGCTGTGTTACTGGTATTGTCGTCGCCATACGTCATAAGCCAGTTCCATAGTCTAAAACGCATGTTATAGTCCGTATGGTCCACCTCTTCGCAGGAGAACCACACTAACCTATACAACATACTAACGACGAAACAACCAAGATCCGTAGTCCCAAACATTCCGGAGGGTAAACCAGAGTGCGGTACAAAAATCTCTTCCCCAATGAGGATAACCATCCACAAGAACTCCTCAAAGAGATGATGTACGATAGCCTTGTATGTGGGATCAACATCCACACCAAGTATCGTCATCACCCTCTCTAGTACATTGTGGAACTTCTCCTTAATCATATATTTGATCCACAGATCAAAGTTCTCAAAATCAAGGCATTTCCTAAATGCCCTCATAAACAGCAGATCACGCTTCTTGGCCCACTCAGGGCCTTGACAATTAATCCCTATCGCCGATTCGAAAACCTCTCCATGGCTATGCATATATGAAATAATCGGTCCGAAATACTGTTTAGCCGCCAAATACGCAAAGAAGGAACCGCCAAAGAACGTACGATTCTTCCCTAGAACGTGCTTCTTCTCACCAACGATCTCATCCTTGACACTTGCCTTAAATGGTGACATGGGTGCTGTCCCGGCGGCAAGCTTTGTGATGTAATCTTGGTACGCATATAAGTACTCTTTCTTCAAGCATCTCTTCCCATCCTTCTCGAGAATATAATCCTTGATCTTGCCGGCAAACCCATAGCCAGCTGACGAGTTCAAGTTGACGCTGCTAAGCCCCTCGACCCCATTGAGTACTTGCATTAGACTTGCCTTTCCTTGCGGACGCGGCGGGACAGGGAGGTCGTCGAGGCTATACATATAATCCTTAAGGCAAATGTCTACAAGCGCTGAACACGGTTCGCACGACCGAGCGTTAAACGTGCCAACCGGCCACATTAATGGTGACTTCCAAGCGCAGTACTCAATACCATCCTCCGCAAACTTCTTCACGCGAGGCTGTAGGTCAGGTATACACCACGTCTTGGATGTGTAACGCCCTATCGTAAGCGTCGACATGGCTCCTCGATGTACGCCCCACTTGTTGTTCAGCGTCGTAGAAACATATGCAGTCTTCCCAGCGGACCTAGTAAAATTACCAATCCTACCAATAACGTTCATTGGCCCAGGATCAATATTATTGCTAAGCGAGTACTCAGTCGTATCAGCCGCAACAAACTCCGCTCTAATTGGGCGATAGGGAAAACTCATTGACGTACCGTACAAGGAAGACTCACTAGTCCCGGGGAGTTCGGGAATAAATCCGAAGTACGTACGCACATCGCTAAATGCCCTAAGTACATCAGGAAGGTTGGCAGCTGTAGAGGCTGTCTGTATACCAAGTATCTTATGAGAATCCTTAGTAACAAGTAATGCACCCGACTCTCCAACAGATCCGTAGTGCTTTGCTGACCAACACACCTGCTTATAAGAGTGGTTACCGTTAAACCACTCGGCTGTTGTCAGCGTGACATCTACCTCGGTCTGCGTTACTCCAGTATCGGTAAACCGGAATAACAATGCCTTTTCCACATGCAACTCACCAACGAATTCATGTATGACGAATTGCTTCAACTTAGGCCGTGGACTTGTAGGCTTGAAGACGAAGAACATACAATCAACTGAGGGGCACTGGTAGCACTCGACACCACTAAGAATGGCAGTGTTGGTTGTACCATTCTCAGTGGTAAGCTCAACACCCACCGTATTCAATGAGCCCGCAAATCCAACTGGAAAAGCATGGGCCACTGTAACAATTGTTCTCTCGTTCAGGAAACACCCAGTAACACTTGACCTCGAGTTATCGCTGATCAACGTAATCTTACATATGTTGTTCCTGACAACCCTAAGGAAAGAATCGGGTGTTGTCATGGCCTGTGTAGGTGGCAACTGACGGACAACAGGATTGGGTCTCCTCACAACATCAGGCCCGGTGATTGGGTAATAATTACCGGCCAAAACGTCAACCTTCCCTTCCTTATAATCGGCATTATAGGACTTAGTAACACCACCAATTGTCATCTCAAGTCCAGTTGGAGTCACCTTGGTGGCGCGATAAAGTTTTATCGCACCATACATAGCAGCAGCACTGGAAATCATTCCTAAAAGCAACTTTGCACGCTCAATGGCTTGTGGGTATTGCATCAGAACGCGGTGCCTAACCGCACCCGCTAAATGTGCTCTGTTATCGGCAACTGTCATGGTGTCCAACAACGCAGCACTCTCCTCTAATACATTACCAGGTTTCGGGTGGTAAAACCTAAACATGAGGTACACAATAAGCGCATGGTAGTAATATAATATCACATGCCACAGCTGCTGCGCACGCACTGCAGATGTCGCGATAGCGACTGGCACTGGCCTTAATTCCGGATAGGGGGCACACCCACAGAACGTTCTGCCGCAGAACTGGCAAAGTTCTGTACGCGTGAATATTGCAGCATTGCTTGATTGGACGATCAGTGAATGAGCACGAAATTTGATGTACTCATTTTCAATGATCAGAAACGCTTCATGCCACTCAAACCATTTCTGCCCTCCAACCAAGACATAAGGCTTACTATCGTCTACAATAGGTACCTCAGTAATTCCTTGTGGGTCGTCTTGAGAGTTGGACAATTCTCGCATCAATGGCATGAACAACAAAGCGGAATTGATGTCATGCCCAACAAGCTTCTCCTTGTCAAGTATGGGGATATCGCTCGCATTCGCTCGCGGCTTCGCAAACTCATCTTTAACACGAACTACTATGAGGTAGACGATGCGGCGAAGGGCCGCCTGCCCAACCACATACTCCTTGTACAAACCCAAATTCCTAACATTCGATGTAAGGACAATCGCGTAGGGCTCATACATGAATTTCCCCTTGTCTTGAGCCTCAGCCATGATTGCCGGCTGAGTCATACAACCCACGATAGACAATATACTCGACATTGATGTAGCAGCACCGGGCACATAGGGCTCAGCACCGGCATCATCAATGAAGAAGAATCGTTGACCTGTGAAGCCGCTAGCATACTTGTCCCCGCTAACCTTGCTCCAGATATGCTGGGCACCTGGTGTGTAGCCTTCGTGCCGTTGCATGATAGCGAGAGCCTGCAAAGCACATCTAGTCTTCGCAACTGAGGGGGGGCCTTGAAATTGTATGACGAATGGTGGCCTACTAGGCGTGCAAGAGCTAACATTCTTCTCTGCTAACTTCACACCCTCCCTCATCTTCTCTATCCACTTGGAAAAGTTCAGTGTTGTACTCTTCGACACACGGTGGAATAGCATCCTAGATTTAATGGCATCCTCCCACTTCTCGATCTTGGGCTTAAGCTCGTTGAGTTCGTCTTTAGTTTTCACTTCAGACAGACACGTCAACAACTCAAGCTGCTCCAAGAATAACTTCGAATCGGGATCCCCATAAAGCAAGTCATTAACATCTCCACTGTTGTAAAAACAGTAAAAATTTTCAACAACCGCCTTAGCTGCCGCTAACAAGTCGGCAATGAGGTCACCAGACATAGCGAACAGTGCAACCTTCTCAACTATGTTAGCGACGTGCTCAAACCTAGTCTTAAAATATGCTGATGTCAACATTCCTACAATCCAACACCCTACCTTATGAGCATGCTTATACATGGGGGAACTCTTCAAATCCTCTAAGGTAGCAGAAGTAGAAACAGCCCCAAACTCACGAACCGTAATACTGACAGATTCAAATAGACTGTTAAAGAAATCCGGGGCATCGTGTAACTTCCTAACTATAAGAGTGTATGTCTCCTCAGAGATACTTTGGTACACTTCCGGAAACATGGCTCTAAACAGTAGGATGAGCTGTATAGGCCTGTCAGATGGAGCTGCGTTGTAAATTGCACGCATACTCGACACGAACAACCCGCTGTCGACAATATTAGACATGGTAAGGCTAGTAGCATACGCATATTTCGCGTTACGCGCCTCTGCACGCGCCACATCCCTAGCCTTCGACTTCTTCGTAGCACTATAGGTCAATAAACGCTCCTTATCCTTCTTCACCTTGGCCTTATCGAACTTCTTTCCAAACCTAGACGAGTGCTTCAAGACGTCAAGCAACTGCTTTTCTTTAACATCCGGCTCAAAAACCTCAAATCTACTAGTGGGAACAGGCTTGATAAGAGGTCGTGAGAATCTATAATTAGACTGCATAATATCAAGAACATCATCGTATATCACGACTGTTGGTGCTGGTGGAAGACTAAGCACTGAACGAGTATCCCACGTATTTAATCGTGCTCGCCTGCTCTGTGCTGCATAAGCTATTTGGTGGGGTATGTTCGACAAATATGTCCTTCGCGATAAGCGCTCTTGGCGCAAGCGTTGATTAACTTGATAATCATACACTTGGTGTTCGAAGTAAGCAGTCCAAAAATGCATTCTGTCATCGATATTGAGGAAACCAAAATGCATGAAATAGTACACATGATAATCCATGTAAGGGACCAATGCGGTTTCATTAGTCGTAGATCGCGGATCATACGCAGAAACCATCGCCATACGTTGTCGGTCTCGCACACGCTGGACCGCTACTATTGGATCAACACCATCATACCATTGCACAAATGCGCCATAAGCCATTCTACAAATGTTGACATCTATGCCGCGCGCACTAGCAACAGCGCGTACATATTTAAGTCGCTGGGTTAACTCGTAGGCGCTAAGACTCAATAGGTAGGTCATAGTATCAATCATATCATCATGGTCGGGCATAGGTTCATCATCAAGGAAAATGAACATAAGCTCAACAGAAAACACAAACGCACACACACAACTCCTAGCACAATATGACAAGAATCTAAACACGCGATAACACAAGTAAATAAGGCACAAAAGGATATCACATACACCACTTCAAGGTTAACTGGATTGATGAGTTTAATCTCATCTTCAAACTCAATCATATCAAGCCGCGGGTCCTGCGCAACAACAGGAGGCACAAAGTACAACAGAACAATAGGCCACAAAGTACGTACAACAGTAACGCAATTATGAACACCAATGGAAAGGAGATGTGGGGCGACAACAAAAGAGAGGATTAGGAAATATAGAGAACAATGTGAAAGGGAATAACAACTCGGGGGAATAAAGGTATATGTTTGATTAGAAAATGTGTTAGGATAATCAAATGTACCAAATTCATCTTTGGGGGAATCAAAATAAGGAAGTAACGCAAGGATAGTACTCAATAACGAAAACATATGTAACTTCATGGGGAAGGCGAAGGCGTAGAAATACGATATGAAGAACAAAAATAAATAACAACTCTGGTCGACTAAATCAAATAAAGACAAATTAAACACACTTTGGACAGGATGAACAGAAATAATTGGGGAAGCGGAGACAGAACAAAACAATATATTTACAAAAGCCAATTGGACAATGCTGGAACTCAGCCCTTTCGGGGAAAAGAAACAATTCATTGTAGTTTAACGACATTACGGTCAAGGGGTTTGGCTTGGAACTAAGTGGATAGTCAACAACAATCATGTACACATCAAGATAGTACGTATCATATGTGTCCATAGAATTAAACGGTCACGTGCTTCATGAATCAGGATTTGTACCCGAAAGCATGGTCCTCACGTTCACAAGAGGATATACACATGTATTTAGCAAAATTCGGTCAGGGACGCTGACTCGAACCCTAGACTGCCAGGTATTTATAACTAACCTCTGCATAAATGCGCTGAGGCATAATCTCCTTAAAAACTTTTACGAGCTCAGTTGCTCTGAAGTAGAAATTATGGTGGCTTCATTTAATTGGCAGATTAGAAACAGAATTTGAACAATCATAATAATTCTCATATGAAGACAATAAAACCATTATTGTACAGTCATCTAAGTCGGCATCTTAGTGATATTGAGATGTTGATGCCCTTTCGGGCGGTGTGTTCCTCTAGACACACAATTAGAATTTAATTAACAATAAAATTTTAATGAGGAATAAACGGGGGTTGCACTTTTGACGATAAGCGCGATCGTCTATTTACGCATAGATGCGGTTTCTTTGATGTAGCTCAAAGGATAAAGCGGTAGAATGCGTATTGAATCGTACTACAGTATTTGCTACTGTGAAGCAATTAATACATCGCAATGTGGGGGGGGATCGAGTCCCCCCC